ATGATAGTAATAAATTCACTTAAATGTTTAACTCCAGAAAAAGAATTTAAAGACTCCATGGCAGATGCTAATGTAGCTATACAAGCTAGAATGAATGCTAAATTCATGAGAGTTATAATACCTACAATAGCTGAATCTGGTTCAGCATTATGTATAGTACAACATCAATCTACTGACATAGGATCATATATGGGTGGTCAAACTATAACTGGTGGTAAATCTATAAGATACAATAATGTATTAACAGTAGAATTTAGAAAAGCTTCAATACCAGCTGGACATCCACTTCATTCAGTTAAAGATGACTATATGCTAATCAAGGCTAAAATAACTAAGAATCACTGTAAGACTACTACAAATCCATATGTAACAATAGAATACACAGTAAGATTAGGACAAGGAACTGATATAACTGGTGAAGTAGTAGACGAAGCATTCAATCAAGGTATATTAGAAAGAGCAGGCGCTTGGATACGTGAATATGAAGAAGGTAAACCACAAGAAAAAGGTAATGAAAGAATACTGTCAGATGGCACAAAAGCAGCTTGGAATGGTATGGCTAAATTCACAGAGTATATAAATAACAATCCTGAATACTTCGATTATTTAAAATCTAAAGTAGAAAATAATGTTTCAGTAGAACAATTAGACGAGGAAGAAGTTGAAAGATTAAAAGAACAAGACGAAGAAGAAACAGAGTTTATTAAAGATGTTGAAGAACAATTAGATATTCAATAAAAAAGAAAGAGGAAGCTTAGTCCTTCCTCTTTCTACATTTAGCATCATATTTTTTTGCTAAAGTTTCTACATTGAAATCATTAGGTAAGCTGTTGATAGTTATCTCCAGCGATTCCTTAAGCACACTCATAAGTATCTTGTTAACAGTAGTATCTTTTGTATAAGCAATTGCTTTTAACAAAGCTAAATCTTGTTTATCAAAATACATACTCATAGGTACTTTCTTTTCAATTGTAGATTTTTCAAATTTGAACAAATCAAAGTTACTACTATCAAATCTATTTACAAATTTATCAACTTTATATTTATATGAATTGTCAGGAATTCTTATATCATCTTTGTCTAAATCATTAAAAAATTTATCTAAACCCATTTTATAATATCTCCTTCTCAATTAACTCATCTAATACATTACGGAACTCGTATTTAATCTTATGGTTCTTTCTTATTTTCTTACAGTAATCTTCAATGTCTAATCTACTCAAGATAGCATTCTTTACTACTGTAGTATCACTTAACTTAGAATCAAGAAGATCATTTTTTATATCTTCAAATTCATTAAGCTTCATATCAAATACTTTACCAGTAGATAAATTACGGTTAGTGTAAGAATTTATAATAACAGCTCTATTAGCTGATGTTTGAATCTCCATTTCTTCTAAATCTTTGCTATACTTTTGATAGAATAACTCGCAACCCCTAATACTTGCTATATCTTGATAAGCTATTGGTGTTATTATCGAGTCACTAACTATCATGAAATTTCTAGCTACAAGATCATATGATGGTGATAAGTCTATAAATATGTAGTCGTATTTTCTTAAGAATCCTACGTTATTCTTAAACCATCTCCATACAGACTTTTCACGATTAACTTTAGTAGTTAGATATTCACTAAGTACAGATAATGATAAATCTGATGGAATTATATCAATGTTTTTATATTTTTCCATAGGAGATTCGATAACCATCTCTTCAGCTAATAAGTTATCAGCTAAACCATGGAACATTGTTTTGTCGTTGTGCGTTACTTTATATACAAATTGAGTAAGATTAGCTTGCGTATCCGCATCTATAATCAATACTCTCCTACCTTCTTTACTTAAAGCCATAGATGTAAGTATAGTAAGCGTAGTTTTACCAACGCCACCCTTAACATTAAAAAAGCTTACAATTTTCATATTATTTCTCCTCTATATTATCTATTAATTTCTAAACAAAATTATACAACAAATTGTTGAAGAATTTCAAGAGGAATTTCTTAACAGAAATAGAATATTAAATTGTAAGTATGAATACTTACTGTAAGTTATTATTTGAATACAATTTTATGAAGGAGGTAATGAGAATGGCATGGCATTTTAGAAAAAGTATAAAGTTAGGTCCTATACGTATTAATGCTTCCAAATCAGGCATAGGATACAGTATAGGTAATAAAATTGCTCGTCATACTAAAACATCGACGGGACAAACATATAACACTTTTAAAATTCCTGGAACAGGGATATCTTATACAACTAAGAAGAAGAAAAAATAATATTGGAGATGATAATATGCCAGAATGTGCAAATTGTGCTAATAAAGATTCAAACTATTGCATATTGTGTGTCGACGGCTCTAAATTCAAAATGGCTAAAACATTTACTCCTAATTATATTAAGAAGAATACTAACAAGAAATCAAATCGTATGGGTTCACAAGCAGAGATAATAAATCATCAGAATAATATTGATACTGTATCAGCTAATATGACTCCTAATAGCGGAGCTGGTAGAGTAAAAGGTGATGAACAAATACGAGGCCTTGTTAATATCATGCAAGAAGTAAAGACTCAAGAAATAACAAGAGCGAGAGGACACTCACAATTTACTATTAAGCGTGAGTGGCTTGATAAACTAGAACGAGAAGCTCCTGCAGAAAATATGGATTTCTGGTACTTGAACTTCTCATTTAAAGATAATGACACACAAATGTATACCGTAATTGATAGTAAACAAATGCAAGATATTGTTGCTACTATGGTAGAAGATAGAAAGATAGCTAAACAAGCACAAAATAAGATAGACACTGCTAATAAGAAAAGAATCTTAATAGAAGCAGAGAATACAAAACTTCTAGCCGAAATAGATTATCTGAAAGCAAAGATAAAAGAGCTAGAAAATAATAATGAATTATAGAGAAAAATTATGAGACAGAAAGTAGGTGTAAAAGATGCCTAATTATTGCAGTTATTCAATGCAAGTTACAGGTAGACCAGAAGACGTGAATCTATTTTTAAACGAAATGAGATCAGATTATTGTTATAACGAATATGGTTGTGAAGGAATAACAAAAGATATGCGACATTTTTGTAGAGTATTTGAAGCAGCACCATCAGGAGAATTCACATTCTTAAAACAAGTAAATGACAACTATGAAGTGTTTCTAAAAAGACTTGAAATATCAGGAGACTGCGCATGGTCAGTAGCAAGTTGTATGACTAGCGGAGCCTATACTTACTACAGTCAATTTAAAGAGAAATATGAAAATAGAAGTCAGGCAACTACTTTACAACTAGAAAGCAGGAGACTTAATCTTATTATAGAAGTATATAGTGAGGAAACAGGATGTGCGTTCTCCGAGCATATGTTATACGTAAATGGTGAAGAAATTATAAATGACTGCGTTGATTACAATGAAATATGGTACGACGAGAATGATAACGAGCTCGACGAGCCTATTAGAGAAGGTGGATTTGACAGCTGGGATTTTACTAATGAATATGATTTAAGAATAGCTAGAGCAATATTCAAAAAGCATGGAGGCTTAACAACAGTAGTTAAGGTAAAATGAATATGACAGAAGCAATAGTTACACGTATTTATAGAATAATCATTGATGATGATAATTCGTATACGTTACAGAAGAAGTATATAGGACCAATGAGTAAAATACCATCAGCAGACAAAGACGTAGAAAACATTTTAAATGAACCATTTATAAAGATAAGTAATAATTTGTTTATTCCGACCAATAAAATAAAGAAGATTTTATGGATCAATCCAGAAACAAACAATATGTACTAAGAGGTAAGCGTATGATTGTTGAATTAAAAAAACAATTTAGAATTGATAATGCTATAGCAGAACAAATAATAAAGCTAAATGAAAAGAAGTTTGAAACAGACTTCTGTTGCTCTGGTCATGCAAAAGGAAATGTTATAGGATATGTAGCATTTAATGTACCTTCATCACTTGATTTAGAAGAATATGATATAGTGCCGCCAAGAGGATGGCACTATGAAAAAACAGAATATGATTCTAGAATAGGTCTATATATGGATGGTATAAATGGAAGTCCAGAAATAACAGAAGAATATATAAATGAAAGACTACAAACTCTTAATGATTGGGTAGATGAGTTACCAATGAATACTTTATCATTTACAGATAAAATAGAGTTAAAAGAGGTGAAATAATGCCATTAATAATGAGATATAAATTATCATTTAAAGCTACAGGAGAAGATGAATTCGAATACTTCGATCTTGGAGGATACGCTTTCAAGATAAAAGGAATGGAAATTCCATTTGATTTCTCTGCATATGGATATGACATGGATTATGATGAAGATAATGGCAGAATATGCATAGATTATGAAAGTGGCAAAGGCATAATGTTCGATGAATTTGAGATAGATGAATGTTATGACGAAGAATATAAGAATCTACAATTAGATAAGAACGCTATAACTGCTGAATTTCTAAGTAAAGTAGATGAAATATTAGAAATGTACATGGATTATAATTATATGTTTGAAATTAATAAGTTAGAAGACGTAAGATTCGAAGATATTACATTTGAAGATGTAACAACTGGAAAGATATATGCAGTTGATTCTAATGTTATTAAACAATTTAATAAAAAAATACAAGCAGAGTTAGCAAAGGAGGATTAATATGAAAGTAAGAATAGAATTAATAGGATGTGACGATACTACACAATTTGATATGGAAATGACACTGGAACAATATGATTTTCTTAACGAAGTGTCTAAAAGATCTATAATGCGTTCAGAATATCAATGTATGCCAACAATGGAAATAAGAATATTGGAGGATGAAGATTAATGGAAAACATAAAAGATTTATGCAGTAAATTCCTTAATTTAAAATCCAAATCTAAGGTGCAAGATAAACTTGACACCTTAGATGAATATGCTTCTGACTCTGATTTCTGTTACTTAATAGAATACTTATTAAATGACGATAAGATTACAGGAATCAAGAAATCTAAAATCAAGAAACAAATCAAAGATACATCTAAGCTATTAAATGTGCAATATGACAGTTTAAAAGCATTAATAGAATATCTGTTAAAACATAATACAGGTAAAGATCAAAATATCTTTATCGTTCAAAACTTTCTAAATAAGATAGAAGATGAGAACGATAGACAAATCATAGCCGAAATAATAACTAAGGACTTTAAATGTGGAGTAACAGATTTAACAGCTTATGGACATATTCCAGGACTTAAAAGAAATTGGAGAGAACGTAAAGGACATTCTCTAATTGATAACAAGACTGGAGAGCTAAAAGTTAAAAAGATACTAGACAAAAAAATAACTGTGACATTAAAACTAGACGGATACAGATTTAAAGCAATAAAACAAGGTAGCGAAATAAATCTATATACAGCTAGTGGTAAGATAGACAATAATATACCAGAAATAATATCAGAAATGAAATCATTGCCTAATGGAGTATATGATGGAGAAATGATAGCTCATGGAGAGTTCGAAGACTCTACCGCTAGATATAATGCAACATCTAAAATATTAGGTAAAGACGGAGAAAAGCGTGGACTAGATTTTATAGTATTCGATTATCTTATGGAAGTCGATAAGTTCTTTAATTATGAAGAAATAATAGGTGCTCGCTGGAAGAGATTACATATATTAGAAGACATGCTTCAATCTCATAGTGAAGCATATAAAGATAAGAATCACATCAGACTTGTACCAATATATATAATGCATGAATTATGTACAGAAAACACCGTAGATAAAATAATAACTACATACGAGCAAGTAGTAGAACAAGGCGAAGAAGGTCTTGTAATTGATATAGCTGATGCTTCATATATCAGATCTAAAGGTACTAGTATGTATAAGTTAAAACCAGAAGTTACTGGCGACTTCAAAGTAGTAAATTTAGCACAAGGTAAAGAAAATAGTAAGTTTAAAGATGCTTTAGGAGCATTTATCGTAGAGTATAAAAACAATACTGTAAATGTTGGTTCTGGAATACCAGATGCTCTACGTGAAGAGGTGTGGAATAATAAAGAGTTTTATCTCAACAAACTAATAGAAGTAGTATACTTTGGTGAAACACAGGATGAAAAGACTGGATTACCAAGTATGAGACTACCAAGATTTAAGAGATTAAGACATGATAAAAATCCAAATGATGTATCTTATGATTAAGGAGGAATATATGTTTAAAAGCTGTGAATTTGAAGGTAGATGTGAAAACGAAGATATAGACTGCGAATACTGTCAATATAATGACGATGCAGTATTACAAGATTTCTTCAGTTGGAATGGTGAAGATGAAGAACCAACACAAGAAGAATTAGACGAAGCTATGCGCCACTAGGAGGTTATCATGAGAAAAGGAGTGAGAGAAGTATTTGCTGGTAGCAAATATAGATTAACACATAAAAGAGGAACATTCTGTTTAGTTAATCTAATAACAGAAAAAATGTATTTCCTACAATTTAGCTTTAAAGAGCCATGGCTATTACCTAAATCAGACATAGTATGTGATAACATAAAGTTATATGGCTGGCTATTTTTTTACGTAGGACATAAAGTAATAGTATAAGGAGGGGTTAAATGTTTGGTTTGTTCAAAAAAGATAAAGAAGTAGAAGAAAAACTTACTGAAGAATCTGTGGAAAAGAAAAATAAAGCCGTAAAGACAGTAGAAACGCCAGAAAGATTTGAACTTGAAGAAGAATGGATAGAAGTAGAAGGCTATAAAGGCATGGATAAAGATATGAAGGGCCATTATAACTTCCAATACGAAATAGGTAAAACGTATGTAATAGAAGATCCTAGTTCCGTTAAGGCTTGTGAATTTGGATATCATTTCTCATTAAATTTAAATGACGTATTCGATTATTATAGACTAGGAAACAACAATAGATTCTTTAAAGTAAAAGCACTAGTAAGGAAAAGCGATTACAAAGACTACGGTAAAGTAGAGCCTGGCTATATATTTGCTACTACAATAAATAAATTAGCAGCTAAACAAATCACAATATTAAGAGAGCTATCAGATGAAGAAATATACGAAGAAATAAAAAATATTTATCAAAATACTATAATGATAGATAGATTAGAAATAACAGATATGCCAGAAGTTTATGATAAAGGAACAATACAAGTTCTAGTAGATAAATGTTCTCATGAATTACAAGATAAAATGAACTTTGGTGAGTCATTTATGTATCTTCTAACAAAAAATTTAGATTCTAGAGAATCATTGAATTTATTAGGTTCAGCAATATTGTTAAGTGATGAAATGAAAGACAGAGATTTATTAATACTGGCTATAACAGAACAAAAAGAACGTATTATAATGCTTAGAAAATAAGGAGGAAACAGTATTATGAGTATGAAAGAATGGGCAGAAAGAGAAATAGAATTATTAAAAGAAGCTAATAAACCTGACGAAGGAGAATGCTTTGACTATGTAGGAGGATGCTGTGATAGTGCATTAAAAGCATTTGAAGTGTTATTAGATGATGAACATAGTGGTCTATCTATACAAATAACAAAAATGATACTTGATAAATTAATCGACGGCAAAGCTTTAACTCCTATAGAAGACGTACCTGAATCATGGAACTATATAGGTTGTTTTGACGAGGAAGAAGAAGCTGCTGGTATAAAAAGATATCAATGTAAAAGAATGAGTTCATTATTTAAAAAAGAATATCCAGATGGAACTGCAACTTACAGTGATAGCGACAGAGAATGTGGAGTAAATCTTAATAACCCAAGTTGGGTATTTGGTAGTGGAGCAGTAAGTAGAATAATAAATGAAATGTTTCCAATAACTATGCCATATACTCCACCAGCTAAACCTTATAAAGTATATACAGAAGATTTCTTATCTAATAAAGATAATGGAGATTTTGATACGGAAGGATTCTTCTATGTAGAAACACCAGATGGCGAAAGAATAGAAATAAATAAATTCTATCATTATCCAGCTAGAGGAGAAAAAGTAGAAATAACAAGAGAAAAATACGAAGCAATGAAAGCAAATAGAGTAGACAAACCAATAGAAGAAGATTAATATTATCATAATCTAATATATTAATATTAAATAATGCATGTAGGAGGAATACTATGAAGCAACTAACGATACTACTAGATTGTGATGATACTATAAGTACATTCATGGAAACTTGTATTAATAAATACAATGAAATATATGGTACTAATCATTCTATAAATGAAATAAACGATTGGTATGTCGACGGTATATTCGAGCATGGTCTATGGTCTATATTTGACAAAACAGATGTCCTACAACATATGCCAATTAAAGATGGCGCATTAGATACTATAAAGAAATGGCATGATATGGGACATAAAATAGTAATAGTAACAGGAGTTACTAGTGCAAAAGCTTATGAAGATAAAATGAGATGGGTCAAATTAATAGGACTAGAACCATATATATACGACGTAATACCTACACGACATAAAGAATTAATCAATGGCGACATCTTTATAGATGATAACCCTGTATATCTCCAAGAATGGCAAGAAATACGTGGTAACGCAAATAAATTATGTCTATTAATGACAGCTCAACATAATAAAGATAAAACATACGATAACTTTATTAGAGTCGACAACTGGAAAGAGATAGACAATATATTAAATATTTTGATGTTGGTGGTGATATAAATGCATGGTATATTAAAAACTTTAGATAAACAAATATCTAAATTAATGGCAATAAAATTATACAGCTAAAGAGGTGATTTGATGCTGCTAATTGCAAATAAAGAAACCAGAGATGAACTTAAAGCTTATATAAAAGATATAGAAGATAAAGACGAAGTAGTTCATATACTAAAATGGAAAGATGGAACTAGAATGTCAGATTTTATAAAGCAACATAATGTTAATAATGAGCAATTAAGATGCATAACAGATGAAGAAGCTAAAATAGAATTATACGGTGAAAACATGTTAATAGAATCTGCTACTGCAAATGCTCTATTATATTTAACACTAACAGAATTTAAAGATAGCCTATTGATTTAGGCTGTCTTTTTCTATTTGAATTTATTATTTTGAATACTAACAGTAGAAATTTTTATGAAAACTGTTACGTGTTATATTATAATAAATATATAGATACTTATATTGAGGAGCAGAATTATGAATAATTTATACAACATATTAAGAAGCAGTGATAATCCACTGGAAACTGCTAGACAATTGGTTGCACCAATTTGTAAAGACAAATTGAACAACCATATCATTAATTGTAATGAATGCGATTTTATGCATTCAGGTAAAAACATTTGTTATGGCAATCCAAATGCTAATATATTAATAATAGCAGGGAATGCCACAGATGTAAAAGAAGAACAAGATTATCTTGAGTCTATTATCGATAACTCTTCAATAAATAAAAGCGACATATTTGTAGTACATTCAGTAAATTGTATATGCAAAAGGAAATCAGGAGATGATTTAGTATCACGAGATCCTGCATTAGCGGAACTTAATAACTGTTTACCTTTCGTAAAATATGTAATACAATTTGTAAGACCTAGAATCATAATATCGATGGGTGCGACAGCACTTAATCAGTTCTATCCTCAATATAAATTTTTAGACTACATAGGTGAAACTGTTAATTACGACGGAATAAAAGCTATAATAACATATAGCGTTAATGATTTATTTATATTAAGTGAAAGAATTGATTCTGAAAAAGTTGAAGAGTTAGTATATCAGACAATAGATAGTTTTAGTGAAGCACAAAACTATATTAATATAATTAAATAAAGGAGAGAGAGAATATGGCAGGAAATTTTATGAGTAAACCAATAGGTGCTAAACCAGTTATTCCTAAAAAAGCTGGAGGAATTAAGAAACCAATACTTAAAGGTAAACCTAAAGTTCATCATGTAGAAGCTAAGCCTATAGAAGAAGCTCCTACTCTTAAAGAGGTAACAGAAGAATTAGCACAAAACTTAGAAGCATTTTCTGAAAAGATGGAAGAAAGAGTGGTTCAACAAACTTCAGAACCAATGGTTGGACAATGTCCACCACCAGGTGTAGAAGAAAGCTTAAAACAAGAAGTAAAAATAGAAGCTGAAGAAGTAGAGGTACCAATTACTGATCCTGAAGATGATGACAAATTCGAAGATAAAGCAATGAAAGAAATGGAAAAAGAAGTTAATGAAGAAGAAACTGTTGAAGCTATAGAAGAAGTTGAAGAAGAAAAACCTAAAACTAAAAAGAGAACTAGAAAGAAAGCTAAAAAGGAATCTTCAGATACTACTATAATAATAGACTCTGAACCATTAAGCGTAGAAGAATATAAAGATTATATGGCAGAAATAATACGTCCTTCTATACAAGAATGGGAAGATGAAAAAGAAGAAGTAAAAGATAAAATGAGCACTCTTAATCTAGACCCTAATATGAATCCTAAAGAAATAAGAGAATTATTAGCTGGTTTAACAGATATGCATAAAGAAATGCAAGACAGATTAGATGAAGCTAAAGTTAATCTAGATAATACTGTTGAATTAATTAAGAGTGTAGAAATAAAAGCCGCTGCTGAAGGTGCTAATGCTGAAGAAAGAAAATTAAAGGCATTAATAGCAAAAGAAAACTATGTTAAAGAAGGAGAAACTCATAGCGTTAACTTAACTGTATTCAAACAATTGTTAAACGAAAGAGTTTTATTCTATAACAGCCAAATCAATACTTTAGAATATAATAAATTCTTAGTAATGACATTCCAAAAAGTTTGTAGTACAGAAAATAAAGGATTTTAAGGAGGAGTAAAATGACAGAATTCAAACCGCTATCAATAGACAATAAAACCAAATTAAAATTAGGCAAACCATTAGACCCAGCTCTAATAAAACAAAAACCATCAGGAAATAGTACTGTAGATTATATAGCTGGTTCCACATGTGTAGATATGCTGAATGAAATATTTGGTCATATGTGGTCATTCGAAATAACAAAAGAATGGATACAAGAAGGATTTGATCAAATACAAAGAGAAAATAGAAAATATCCATTTAAACCAGATGATCCATTTGTAGAAGTAGATGCCGCTGGTAAATTTAAAAGAATACCACAAGGCCCTACTGCATGGTGCGAAGTTAAATTAACAGTATATGTACAAGGACCTAATGGAGATGTATTCCCTATAACTAAAATGGCTTGTGGTTCACAAGCTATAACAGGTAATCAATCATTACAAGCTAATACTGGCTTTAAAGGAGCTCAAACAGACGGTATGAAGAAAGCAGCTTCATTATTAGGTATAGCTCAAGAATTATACAGAGATGATGAAGAAAAAGCCCTATTTGTTAATAAATATGATGAAATGATGCCTATAGTATGGACAGAAGATGTTATAAAGAAACATGAAACAGAATGGAATGCTGTACTTAAAGTAACAGAAGATTATGGCTGGAATATAAAAGATGATTTAGGATATTATGTATATCAAGTAACTAATGGTTACACAAGCGATTTATATAAAATGCCAGAAGATTGTCTAATAGATTTACTAAATACTATAACAAGCGACGATGAATAGGAGGGATTATATGTCTCTAATATTTCATGATGACCAAGTAGAATGCCCAGGATGTGGTTCGCATCTATTTAAAGAAGAAACGACTTATGCTTTAATAGAAAAAAAAGATCGTTTTGGAAGTAAATATTACGACGTAGATGATATAGCATATAGTATAACATGTGCTAATTGTAAACATGTAATATCAATAAGTCAAAAATCTATAATAAATAAGGAGAGATAAAATGGCTAAAGGGAAATGGGTAGATCATACAAATGAACAAACTTTTAACACATTTGGATCTAAAATGATAATAACAGAATATAAAAATGCAAAAGAGTTAACCGTATATTTCCCTGAATATGATTGGTCATGTAAAAGTAGATACAAAGAATTTCAAAAAGGCTGGATAGTATGCCCATATGAACCTAGAACAGTAGGGATAGGCTATATGGGCGAAGGCCCTTTTTTAAGTAAAATGAATAATAAAAAAACAAAAGCATATGATACATGGCATCAAATGTTAAGAAGATGTTATGATCAAAAGCATAAAGAAAATAAACCAACATATAAAGATTGCATAGTAGCAAAAGAATGGCATAACTTTCAAAATTTCGCAATGTGGTATGAAGAAAATTATTATGAAGTGCCAGAAGAAATTATGCAATTAGACAAAGATATACTTGTCAAAGGGAATAAGATATACGGTCCAAATACTTGTTTAATAGTACCTAATTGTATTAACTCTTTATTTAAAAATAAAAAAGGCAATTCAAATTTACCAAAAGGTGTTTCAAAAATTGGTAAAAAATATAGAGGAACATATACTTATAATACTATTAAAATAAATGGACCTACGGTAAGTACGCCAGAAGAAGCTTTTGAGTTTTATAAACAAGGCATGGAAAATAAAATAAAAGAATTAGCTGACATGTATGAAATTTATCTTCCAGGTAATGTTTATAATGCTCTTATTGACTATGAAATAAATATAGAAGACTAAATATATAAGAGAAAGGTAGGTGAAAACGCCGATGAGAAAATTAGAACCCAATGAAGGATTAAGAGTTTTTGACATAAAACTTAAAGCAACTACAGCAGGGCCATCTCCTGATAACAATCAAAGAGTTGAATTATTCTTATTAGGTTGTAACAAAGCAATGTGCGGAAATGCATGTAAAAATTGTTTCAACTCTATAACATGGAACGCAGGCAAGGCTGAATTTTCTTGGGATCCTGTTGAAGTAGCTGAAAGAATTAACATCATGGCTCCTAACAAATATATAACTATCGGCGGAGGGTGAGCCAACAGATCAAATAGACAATTTAATAATACTATGCAGAGAATTAAAAACTAAATATAATTTCAATATAATGGTTTATACTTGGCGTGATCTTGCAAAAGCACGTAAAGGATATGTAACGAAAGATATATCTGACAATAATAACAAATATCCTATATCTACTAAGAAAATAGATGAGCTATTAAAATATATAGATATTGTAGTAGACGGTGAGTTTGACCCAGAACAATGTTTATATAACGAAGAAGCAGGAGACGGATTCCTTAGTTCTATAGGAAGTGGTAATCAGAAAATCTGGAATGTACATGATATGAATTTTGAATACATGAAAAACCTAAATGGATTATATTTAGATGAAAACGATACTTTGATATTTTTAAATAAAAAGGAGGACTAATATGTATTCAAAACATACAAGAGGTAATGACACTGTTTTAATATTAGACGATCCTTTAGTTGTTAACGACAGCGAAGGAACAACTACAATAACAGAGTTTAATTTAAATGCATTAAATAACTTTGAAGAAGAAATATATTATACAATAAATTATGTAAAACTAATGGGAACTGCTGGAGTTAATTTTCATTCTAATGTAAGAAATGAAGTGATGAAAATTAAAATAAGCTATGATAATGAAGCTGATCAAATCGAGCTTAGAATAACATATGATTTATCTGGTAATGGAAACGCTACTAAAAAATGCATATTAGACGAAGAACGTTTTATTTCAGAAGTTATCGATGAAATGATTCTAGCAAATAACAAATATATTTATAGCATCCCAATAATTAAAGAAATAGCAGAAAGAACAAAAGAAGAAATATTCTTTAATTATATCAATGACAATGCATTTGTTGTTAATGAGCAAACAATAAATACTACTATAAAATGCTTATCTAGAGAAGATGGTAGCTGTATAGCTACAGCTAATCGTTTCATGTATGTACCAGAAGATGACTCAATAATATTATGCGAAACAATAGAATCTACAGACTTAATAGATCATGAATATGTAGATTTAAGAATAATCAGTGATAATCATGCAGTAACAATAGAAAGAGCAAGTTTAGCATCTCGTAGTAAAGGCAAAGTTAAATACGTGTGTTTAGTGGTAAGAAATGCTACAATAACTATAGAGCCTACATCTGATGAATTTACTAGATTTGACAATATGGAATTAAGATTGCCAACTATAGAAGATTATCTAGAAAATAAATCGATAGAAGATCTTGCAAATACATTATATGATTATAACAATCAAGATAAAATCAACTTATACTATAAAGTGAATAATTTTATAGATGTAATATTAATAAATATAAATGCTTATTTATTATAAAAAGGAGGGATAAGTTTATGTTTGAGCAACAACTAACAGAATTGCTTAATATAAAGAAGAATTGTATCTGGGTAAAAACAGAACAAGAGAAAGAAGTAGTACCAGCTATATTCAATGTGCTAACTAAAAACTATTTTAATCATATATATGTTTGGAGTTTTCTAACTAATTTACAAGAAGTAAAAATAGAAAATAATAATTTCACAAAGACAGATATACCTAATACACAAGGACCAGCATTTTTAAGATATTATAATTCATTACAAACAGATCCTGACTTAAAATTAGAAGAACATGCAATAGTCTTAAGAGATTATGATTTGCAGTTTGAAAATCCATCTTATATAAGATTATTAAGAGAAATGGTTGAAGTTAGAAATGAAAAATATGTCCCATTGATATTCGTATCAGAAGGATATAATCCACCATCTAAACTAGCACATCTATTTACTGTTGTAGAATATAAAAATCCTACAGAAGAAGAATTAGTGCAACTTCTAACAGATTATGAAATAGCTAGAGAAGTAAATATAGACAACAAAGAAGAAGTAGCTAAAAAGATGTTAGGATTTAGTAGAAGTGAAATAATCGAAGCACTTGATTTATCATTCTATAAATATGGAGAAGTTAATCTCAAAATACTTAACGATAAAAAAATGGAAATGATAAATAAATCTGATGTAATAGATTATTCTATACCTACTAAGACTATGGCAGATATAGGAGGTAATCATAACTTCAAAAAATGGTTCGAAGAGATAAAAATCTGTATGGATCCAGATGCTAGACAATATGGCGTTGAAATGCCTAAAGGATATTTAGCACTAGGTATAGCAGGTTGTTCTAAATCATTAATGGCAGAAGTTATAGCTAATGAATTAGGTGTGCCATTCTTAAAATTGAATATGTCTAAAATATTATCTAAATTTGTTGGAGAATCAGAAAGGAAAATCGAGCAAGCTGTCGAATTAATAAATGCATCAGCACCATGCGTTTTATTAATAGATGAAGTAGAAAAGAACTTGGGAGGTAAATAAATAAATCGTTCATTCACGGTAATATCTTAGTGAATAAGTATATTAAGGACGTGATATATAATGATAGTCAAATGTAATTATTGTAATAAAGAGTTTAAAATTACCATTACAAGATATAATGAAAGCAAAAATAAAATATTTCATTGCTGTAGAGAACATGCTAAATTAGCAAAACAAGAAGGAAAAGTAAAATACAGTAAAGAAATTTCGCTTGTTTGTCGACATTGTGGTAAAAATTTTAAACTTAAAGAGTCATATTATAATAAACAAAGTAAGCGTGGGCAAATTCCAAAATATTGTTCAACTGAATGTAGAATAGCAGAACAACGTAAAAATAAAGAATTTGTTAAATGTAATAATTGCGGGAAAGAAATACTAGTTGTCAAAAATAAGTATAATCTACATTTCTGTAATGAAAAATGCAGAATTGAATATGCAAAAAAAGGAACTCAAACTGTAATATGCGATAACTGCAATAAAGAATTTGAAAAAAATAAATATGCATATAATAGAGCCAAAAAACATTTTTGTAGCAAAGAATGCTATGATGAATATAGAGCTAATAAAAAAGAAACTTATAAAGAAATTTCGCATTATTTACGTACGCATGAAAAATATGATGAATGGAGAGCAAAGGTCTTTAAAAGAGACGAATATGAATGTTCCAAATGTGGAACAAAAGAGAACTTACACGCTCACCACATAAATCAATTATATGATATATGTGATAAATATGATATGAATATAGATAAGATATTAAATTCGAAAGAATTTAATGATATTGATAACGGAATCACATTATGTCAAGACTGTCATGCTCTTGAACATCCATATATTTCGAGAGATGAAAAAGGACGATTTATTAGCCGCTCTGGGCCAAAGTCTACAGAAGACCCAGAGTGATTAGAAGGGAATTAAGCTGGAAAGCGGGTTATGTCCGTAATCAGAGACCGAAGGCGTTCATAAAGAACTAAGCTATATAAAACTAATAGTGGAAGTTAGTGATACTGGTAACAGTAGTCAGGCGCAACGCATAGTAGATGATACCTATACAGCTGATATAGGAGTATAATTCTACCACGAGGCCCTTCTTTGGTGTAGACTAGTAATTCCAAAAAAAGCTATGCTGGACTGCTCATGAATTAACATGAGATAATGGGTATAATACCCCAGAAATTAGGATAAAAAGCCTAATGATAACAATTCGTATGCAAGTTCAAACGCTTCAGACAGTGGTACTCTATCAAGAGTATTCGGTAAAGTCTTAGATATGTTAGTTAATAACGATAAAGGTATCTTTACTGTTATGACTTCTAATAATGTAAAAGACTTGCCACCAGAATTAACTAGAGCTGGTAGATTAGACGCTATCTGGTATTTCTCTTTGCCAAATGAAGAAGAAAGACAAGAAATATTAGCAGTACACTTCAAGAAGAGAGAACAAAAAGTGCCAGAACCAATTGTTAGAGAAATTGCTAAAGAAACTCAAGGATATACTGGTGCTGAATTAGAACAAATAGTTAAATCCGCTATAAAGAAAGCTTATGTAAGAAAAGCTAAAAATATAGACAATGAGTTTGAAATAACTAAGAAAGACTTAATAGAGTCTAAAAAAGAAGTAATACCAATAAGCAAGTCATCTAAAGAAAAGATAACAGCTTTAGAGCAATGGGCTAAAGGCAGAGCATTATTTGCCAATGAAAAAACTAGCAATAGCAAAAAAATAGAATTAGACAATATAGATATAGACAACTTTGAATTTTAATATCTTATATACTAAGAAGGAGGGGTAAGTCATGGATAAAATAACTTTAGATATGGATTTTGGAAATGACCTAGAACAAAATGAGGACATAGAAATACCTAAAGCAGAAAAAACAGAGGATGAAAAGAGAGAATATGTAACAGACTTAATCAAAGAAGGATTAGGTCAATGCGAAGAAAACGCTAAAAATCTATCTAAACTAATAGAAGATATAGAACCATTTTTAGGTGCTGGTATAACTCAAGAAATAGTAGGAGTTATGCAATATCTTCAAGGCATATTTGAAAGCAATATACCTAGCTTATTAAGAGGGAATTATGATGAATTAATTCCCGAAGAAATAGTAGGCCATGAACTAGAAGCAAGTCTTTTAATAGATTTGCTTAAAGGTACTAGAAAAGAATTGCTTAAAAAAATAGAAGAAAAAAGAAATAAATAATTTTAAAGGAGGACAATAATATGTCAGTATGGAAAAAAATAGAAAGTAAAGTAATGGATAAAAACGTAAGTAGATCAACTTTAGCTAAAGCTTTAGAAAAAATGAATGTAACTTTAGATGATTCTGTAAAAACAATATCTAATGCTTATGGTAGCGATACTTGTGATGCTGCTTTAATAAACAAAGCTAACCCATCTAGAGTATCTTTAGGTGTTAAATTTAATGCACAAGGTGGCGTTGAATTAGTTGGAGATATATGGGGAACAGGCTTAGGTAATGACGGTGGTCAAGAAGGTTTACTTGACAGAATAGCTCATCATTATCAAGTTGAAAATATAACAGAACAACTTTCAATGTCTAACTGGTGTATAGAATCTACTGTTGATAAAAACGGTAAAACAATAATGGAAGTAGTTCAATACTAATCTAATAGCCCACAGAAATGTGGGCTCAATAATTTAATTTTAATTTTAGGAGGAATGAAAATGAAAAGAGTTAGAATAACAATAGATGAAAAAGGAAATTACGATATGGATTTATTAGAAGGATTCAGTGGTATGAGTTGTTCTCAAAAAGCTAAAGAGCTTCAATTATTAATAGGTGGAGACAGCGTTGAAGAAACTAAAAAACCAGAATATTTTGATCCAGAAGGAGATAACTTCGACGAAATATTTATAAAATAAGGAGCATAATACCATGAATGAAGAAAAAGATGATAACGTAATTGTTACAATAAAATGGACGTACGAAGATCTTGAAAATGCTCTAAGAGATAGAGGTTATGAACCTACTGATGACAATATAGATACTTTGCTAAGCAATGGATTAGCTAGTAAACTTGAAGATGAATCCATAGAAAAAGGTTGGGACATAATTGACTATATATTTTGTATATCAGAAGATCAGCTTGAATAACATTTACCCCTTTCTAAAGGGGATTTTATATTAGAAAGGGGTAATGAATGATGTTAAATATGAATAAATTATTAGAAGGTTTAAATGACGGTCAAAAAAGAGCCGTTAAACATATAAATGGACCAGCATTAACTACTGCAACTGCAGGTGCTGGTAAAACTAGAGTCATAATAGCAAGAGCTCAATATATGATAGCTAGTGGAATCGATCCATCTAATATATTATTGACTACTTTTACTAATAAAGCAGCCAATGAAATGAAAGAAAGAATAGTTTCTATAGTTGGCGACAGAGGTAAAAGAATAACAGTTGGTACTTTTCATAGTATCTGCAATAGAATATTAAGACAACATGGGCATCATCTTAACTATGAAAAGACTTTTACAATATTAGATGAAGAAGAAACAGATAAGATAATGAAGAAAATAGGTAAAAAGTATGACATAGAATTTGCTATGCTAAAAACATATATATCTGATTGTAAATTACACTGCAAATTAACTAATCAAGCTTATAAAGAAGCTGCAAATGATACAGAAAGAAAATTAGCAGATGGCTATTCAGAATATCAAAGCGAGTTAAAGAGAAATCAAAGCATGGATTTTGATGATTTGTTACTACAAACAGTTGTTTTATTAGAAAACTATCCAAAGGTCAAAAAAGTAATAAACAACAAATGGAAATATATATCAGCTGACGAAAATCAAGATAGTTCACAACTAGATTGTAGATTAATCTACTTATTATCAGGAAAGAACCATAATGTATTTTTCGTAGGAGATGATTATCAATCAATATATGGCTTTAGAGGTGCAGATTTAGACGTTATGCTTAATTTAAGAAGTTTGTATCCAGAGCTTAAAATGTACAATTTAGGCGTAAATTACAGAAGTACCGAAACTATCGTAAATGCAGGAAAATCAATAATCCGTCATAATAAGAAACAAATCGAAAAATCCGTAGAATGCGGTAGAGGCATAAAAGGCGCTCCAATCGTAATTACTAAATGTACTAACCAAAAAGACGAAGCTAACAAAATCGTAGCATACATCAAAATGCTACATGGTAAAAAAGGGCTAAAATATAGCGATATAGCCATTCTAAACAGAATGAGCTATTTATCAAGATCTGTCGAAGAAGCACTTATGCGTGCTAGAATCAAATATACGTTAATTGGCGGAACTCCATTTTTCTGTAGAATGGAAGTTCAAGACATTTTAGCATATGCACGTTTAACAGTAAATGAACATGATTTTCTAGCATTTAAAAGAACTATTGCTATACCAAAAAGAGGCGTTGGCGATAAAACTATAGATAAGATAGATGAGTTCGCACGCGAATATCCTGGCGGAGCAATATCTATAAGAAAAGCTTTAGACGACCCTAATTTGCCAGTCAAAGGTAAAGCTAAAACTGGTATTAAAGAATATAACAAATTTCTTAAAAAACTTGATTCTAAAAAGACTGAATTATCTTCTAAAGACTTTATAGAGTATATAATCAAAGAAACTGGTTATTTACAATATTTAAAAGAAAGCTATAAAGACACTTATCAAGAAAGATTATTGAATCTACAAGAATTGATCAATGTAGCAGAAGAGTATAATAGCATAGAAGAATTATTAGTTGAATCTTCTTTATATAGAGAAGATATAGACGAGAATGAAGATGCTGTACAAATCATGACTATACACAAATCTAAAGGTTTAGAGTTCCCTGCAGTTATAATGACAAATATGTGCGAAGGTACATGCCCTCATTATAAATCCATAGATGATCCTAAACAATTAGAAGAAGAAAGAAGATTGACTTTTGTAGGTATCACAAGAGCGGAAGATTATTTATTTATGACTTATCCGCAACAACAAAAAATACAAGGTAAAACACAATTTGTAAGACCTTCTAGATTTTTAAACGAGATAGACCAATCTTTAGTTTATAGAAATTAAAAAAGTGATGTCAGTTGACCAAAAAAATCGAGTTTTGTTTGTGGCGAAAAATTGAGAGAATTTTTTTAAAATTTGAATCTAAAGGTAGGTAAGAAAATGTCAAAAAATTTAATCAAAAATAAGAAACTTAAACCAAGGAAAAACATATGGGATAACATGGGCTCAACTATGAAGTTGCAGCCCTTTCCATATCAAAAGGAAGCTATCTATCATGCTATTCATAATCCTAACACGCTTATGATATTACCTGTCGGTAGTGGAAAGACTCCTATAGCTATAGGCATTTTTTTAGAACTCCGCAATCAGGGTTTAACAGATAAGCCAGGAATAATATGCGTCAAAGCTTCGCTTAAATATCAATGGGTTGAAGAGGTTAAGAAGTTTTCTGACTTAAGAGTTAAAGCTATTGAGACTCCGTCTAAGGCACGTGGTAAAAAGTTCGATGAACAATTCGAAGATACAGATTTATATGTACTTAATTATGAAACATTTAAAAATGAAAAAGTGAGCAGTAAACTATTAGAGAAAGGTTCAGAAGTAATCATCCTAGATGAAATACATTATATTGGAGATTACAAAAGAAATAAATCTAAAGCTCTATATTGCTTCAATCATTTGCCTTATAAGTTTGGTCTTACAGCTACACCTATCACAAAGAATCCAGAGAATATATACAGTATATTTAAAATGATTAAGCCTGAACTGTTTCCTACTCATGGTAAGTTCGCTAATAATTATTTGAAATATAGAAGTTATGGTCAAGTATCTGGATTAAAGAATGAAGAACACTTATTCAATATTCTTAAGCCATATATCTTTGTTAAAGACGGAGAGGAAATTTATAAACAACTTCCAGAACTAATTGTTAATAAAGTGTACTGTGAAATGTCTAAACCAATGGTTGAAACAAATAGAAGAATAATGGAACGTCTAGACGAAATCAATGAACAAATAAATGACTACGAATATCGTATTAAAGACAAGTCTAAGCTTGAATTTGATGAGAAATATAATAAATTAGTCACTCAGAAATTAATGCATCAAACATTTGCTCAAGAACTTGTAGACGATCCAAGGCTATTAGCACTTAGTGATAGTGAAGCAGCCAAAGAATATATGTGTAACAGTAGCTGTCCTAAGTTAGATATACTATTAAGTCTAGTAACAGATATAATAAGCTCAGGAGAAAAGGTATGTATCTTTACTAAATATGAACGCATGCAACAACTATTAGTTGAAGAAATTCAAAAACAAATGGTTGTAAAAATTGCATTAGTCAATGGTTCTATGAATAGTAAGGAAAGACATAGACAAATTAATGAGCTCTTTGCTGGTGACCATGATATATTGATAGCAACTAATGCTATGACAGAAGGAATAAGCTTATCATGGTGTAAATATTTAATAGAATATGACTTAGCTGAAAGCTACGCATTACAGACTCAAAGACATGGTAGAATACGTCGTGCTAATAGTATAAGTAGAACATCATACGTATATCAAATCCTTGTAAGAGACAGTTGGGATGAAATACAAGAGAAGATAATAATCAAGAAGCAAAAGTATGATGAACAGATTAAAAATATTAAATAAAAGGAGATGGGAATATGTTTAATACAGAGGATTTTATAAAAGACTTAAATGAAAGCATATCTAAAATGGAAGCAGAGGAATTAAATATTAATGTAACTGGCGATGAAGAATCTGACAGAGAAATAATACAAAACCCTCAACAAGCTAATTATTTTTGTAAAGTAGTAAATGAATTAAGAGAAGAAAAAGCTAAAACTGAAGAGCTAATCAATCAAGAACTTGAAAGAGTTAAAAGAGAATATGAAGCATATAAGACAAAAGAACTTAATAGAATAGACGGTCAAATACAATACTTCTCAGGACTATTAGAATCATATGCTACTAAAGAATTACAAAACAGCAAGAAACGTTCTATAAAATTACCTCATGGTACATTATCTATAAAGAAACAACAAGATAAATATGATTATGATGAAGACGCAATACTAGAATGGTTAAAGAAAAACAAACAAGATAAATTTATCAATGTTCAAACTAAAGAAACTGTCAATAAGAAAGATCTTAAAAAAGAAGGATTTAGTCACAATGGTAAATTATATCTAGATGATATAGAAGTCGAAGGAGTAGTCATAACAGCACAACCAGACAAGTTCGAAGTTAAATAAGAGGTGAGAATATGATCTACGAAAGGGAGTTCATAAATACAGTTAAAGATGCTACTGATATGTTAGAGCTAGCTAATGAATACACAAGTATGAAAAAGGCTAGCCCTAATACTTGGCAAGGACAATGTCCACATCCTAAACATAGAGATAGTACTCCTTCATTTACTGTATTTACTGATACAAATACCTGGGCATGTTTCGGTTGTAATCAAGACAATCAATATGGCTCAGATTGTATAGCATTTATACAATGGATAACTGAAGGAGAATATTCGTGGCAAGATGCTTTATTATGTCTAGCTAATAGAGCTGGTATACCTATACCAGACGATAAGAATCAAGCTAAATATGATAAGAATCTTAAAATGTCTAATAAGTATCATAAAGATTTGTCATCAGAAGCTATGGAATATCTTGAGTCCAGAGGAATAACATCTAAAGAGATAGAGAAGTGGCACATAGGATATGACAAAGAAACAAATAGAATAGTATTCCCGTTGTATTCTAAGTTCAACCAAGTCGTCGGCTTTAATAAAAGACTATTAGATACTAGAACTAAGGGCATAAATAATAAGTATATAAATTCCAAGAACTCAGAAATATTTAATAAATCAACATTTCTTTATGGTATTCATTATATAAAACAAGAAGTTAACTATATTATTATTACAGAAGGAAGCATGGATGTTATCCTTGCAACTAAATATGGTTTGCAGAATGTAGTATGTACTTTAGGTACAAGTCTATCTCAACAACATGTAGAAGTTATAAAGAGAATGAATAAGATTCCTATAATAATCTATGATGGAGATGATAAAGGAAGATATGCTACACAGAAAGCTGCTAACCTATTTATGGAGAACGATATGTATTGTAAAGTCGTTAACTTACCAGAAGGATTCGATTTAGCAGACATATCACTTCAAACAAAAAATAAATTAGTAAAATATATAAATGATAATACCTATACTTATGGTTATTCAAAGATAAACGAGCTAATAAAAGATTATAGTAAAAAACTATATGAATTACAACTTGATTATTCTATAGAGGCCAGAAAGATATTAGAAAGAATACCAGATAACGAAAGAGATGTATTAGAAAGTTATCTTAAATATAGTATGGGTATGATAAAGGAGGATTAGTATGTTGATATTTCCAGGACAAGACAAAGGTGTATACGAATTGTTCCCTGAACTTAAAAACGAAACAGCAGAAGACTTTCTTGACTTTTTTGTAGTAGATGACTTACGAGAACTAATAGTTAAATGCTTAGACAAATTCAGTAAGAAGCTTACAGAAAAAGATAGAAAGTTATGCGAAATAGTATGCGATATGTTAATAAATAAAGGTGTATTAGGACCCGATGCACATAATGCATTAACAGATGAATTATTAATGGCAGCTATGCTTCGTGACTGTGAAGTAGATATCAATAAACCATCTACTTTAATAAGACCTAGAGACGTATTATTTGAAACCAATAAAGAACTAGGCAGTAAAGTACCAGAAGAAGAACTAGAAAAAGTAGCGCAATGTATAGAAGCACAATTTGGAGAGCTAACTCCTATACCATTATTAAAAGGTACAGTAGGAAGCTTCCAACAATTATTTGCAGATGCATGTTTTGTAATAGACAGATATATAGAGGTATAAGCTATGATATGTAGTAACTGTATTAAAAAAGATGTGTGTAAACATAAAGAATATCTTGATATGTACAGTGGCTTAGAACTTAATGAATGTGAGTATAAAAAAGTAGAAGGTTGTATGCCTTCTACTTTACCTAACATATCTGTTTCACATTTTGAAGAACCTAAACAGCCACGATTATCGAGAGAAGAAGTTAATGAGAAGATACTAGAACTTAGTAAGCAGCAAAATGAACAGCCAACATTAAGAGAAATGATAACATGTGAAATATGTGGTGCAGTAGATTTTAAAGACCAAATGCATAAATGCTCTAAATGTGGTAACTGGGTATGTTCTAGTTGTTCATTAGAATTACCAACAATAGGCGTAGATCCTAATAAGCCAATGGGAACAGAATTCTTATGTGATAACTGTTGGGGCCAAGAACAACAAGAAGAACCAGACATAGAAATAGTAGAGGAGGATGACGACAATAGCGATGACGAATAAACCGAAAAAACCTACAATAGATGACTTAAAAAAACACCTTTTTAAGTATAAAGATGCTACTATAATAGTAGGGAATGATGTTATATCAGATAAAGAAATGTTTTTACCTTACAGCGATGATAAACATTATAGCAGAAAATCTATGAAGAAAACACCTAAAGAGTTTTGGGACTTCTATGAAGAAAAGATCTATAAAGAAGACGCTGATTCTCTTAATAAGAGTCAACAATTAATAGAAGGATTAATAGATTTAGGAATAGTAAAAACATTAGTCGATGATAATAGCGATGGAACATTTTCTAATTGCAATATAAGATACATACCATTACAAGGTAATTATAAAGTACTGAAATGTAATAAGTGTAAAAAAGAAATGATATATGATTCTAGTAAAATCGATATCAGTGGCAAACCTTTAACACATAATATGTACGAAGATACTGAATGCGATGGCACTATAGTTCCTACATTACCTTTTGCTAATAGTATAATGAATGCAGACTTAACAGAAGAATTAGAAGAAGCTATATTCAATTTAGATTCTGATGAACCCATGCATAGTCATACTTTAATATTTATAGGAGTTGATTTTGATAATAATATAATGCATTATATTGCAGATAAATTTAGTACTATAAAAAACAGCCCTCAATATAAAAGTCAATATCCTGATGATACATATTATATAGTTATAGTATCTGACGGTGATGAATTACCTATAGTTGCTTATAATGCAGACTTTGGAACTGAAGATAAAATAGAAGATTCTTTGGGTAGACTATCTGAAGTCTTGAAATCTTAAGACATATTTATGAAACTAATATAAAAGGAGATGCAAAATTATGGAAGGATTTGAATATATTATATCTAAAAGTAATATAGAGGGAATAAATATAAATACCCTTGAAAAATTACTACAGAATACAACATGTAATCAGTATTCAATTAAGAAAGTAATAAATAGTTCGATAATAGCTTTTGATAGTAATAAAGGTAAGATATGCATGATAAATTGTGTCAAAAATTATTATAACTTACCAGACGATAATGAATGTGTCAGCACACAAAAACGTTTATTTGGAGAGTTTAAAGACTGTCCTTGTGACAAGTGCCATTTAAAAGCTATAGAACTATGGAAACAACAAAAAATAGAAAAGAAATAACAGGAGGACAACAACATGAACAAAACTGAATTAACTGTAACAATGGCAGACAAATTAAATAAACCTAAAAAAGAGGTAGAAGAATTCTTAAATGCATTCACAGATACTATAACTGAAACATTACAAAGTGGTGATAAAATACAAATAACAGGATTCGGTACATTCGAAATAAGAGAAAGAGCTGCAAGAAAAGGTAGAAATCCAAGAAATCCACAACAAGAAATAGAAGTACCAGCTACTGTAGCTCCAGTATTTAAAGCTGGTAAACCTTTTAAAGAAGCTGTTAAGAAAAATAAATAGATAGAATATAAATAGAGGATTAACGTCCTCTATTTATTTAATAGAATGGAGTATGTATATGGCAAAAAAGAAAAAGAAAAGCATAATAGATTATAAAGACGTATTAGCCATTCCATTTTCACAAGTTAATGAATTCGATAATGGCTTTACTTATGCTAATAATAAAAATATTTATACTGAATTTAATGACGGAAAATTCATATCACATGATGGTCTTGACAAATGTATAGAAGTCACACAAGTCATGCCATTTCTAATGATACGTAATGATAAAAACGAATTCTTAGTTATGAAACGTAGTGATGCTCCAATAAATAAACCATCTGATTTATATTCCATAGGATTATATGACCATATATATCCTGAAGACGGCTATTCAGATCATTTATTTTCATCTTTAGTAAGATTATTACATACTAATATAATCAAATACAAACCATTACCTTTTAAGCATGTAGGATTTGTTAAAGATGTAGGAGACAGTCACCTAGGCATAGTATTTGTACTCGATACCTTTGCATTTACTATGGAGCCATGTAATAAAAAATATATGTATCAATGGTTTACTAAAGAACAATTGATAGATAATTATAGTAGATTTAAGTCATGGTCTCAACATATAATCAATTATATAATAGACGACAACAATGAGTTATAAGGAGGGAAACATATGAATCTTAATGATTGGTTGCCAAACAAACTAGCACACAGCACATGGCGTGACAAATATCAAAATAATGGTGAAACGTTTGATGAATGGTTAGATCGTGTATCAAATGGAGATCCAGATTTAAAACAATTAATAGTAGATAAGAAGTTCATATTTGGTGGTAGAATACTAGCTAATAGAGGACTTCAAAATCAGGGAACTAAAATAACATATTCAAATTGTTATGTATTAAAACCACCTGATGATAATATAGAAAGCATATACGATACTTGTGGTAAGCTTGCTCGAACTTTCTCTTATGGAGGAGGAGTAGGTATAGACATATCTAATCTAAGACCAAATGGAGCTCCTGTTCATAATGCAGCTAAAACTACTACAGGTGCATGTAGTTTCATGGATACATTTGCCCAAGTAACTGATACTATAGGGCAAAAAGGTAGACGTGGAGCATTAATGTTATCTATGGATATAAATCATCCAGACATAGAAGAATTTATAGATAAGAAAACTAATACAGACAAGGTAACGTCAGCTAATATATCAGTAAGAGTCACTGATGACTTTATGAATGCAGTAGTTACTAAACAAAAATATACTTGTTCTTACTTATTAGAAGACGGTTCATTAGTAACTAAAGAAGTAGATGCAGATAAGTTATTCGAGAAACTAGCAGAGAATAACTGGGACTATGCAGAACCTGGTATTCTTTATTGGGATAATATAAATAACAATAACTTATTATCTGAATATATTAAAGCAGGAGACTTTGCATATGCAGGAGTTAACCCATGTGCAGAAGAACCGTTACCTGCAGGTGGAGCATGCAATCTAGGTGCAATAAATTTATCTAAATTCGTAGTAGATCCTTATACAGAAACTGCAACTATAGATTATATGGAATTAGCTGATACAATATATAAAGCAGTAGACGCAATAAATGATTTGTTAATAGAAGGTGCAGACCTTCATCCATTAGAAATGCAAAGAGAAAGCGTTAAGAAATATAGACAAATAGGTTTAGGAATAATGGGATTTGCTGACATGCTAATCAAATTAGGAATAACTTATGGTTCTGAAGAATCTATTAAAATAATAGATGAATTAGGTAGCTTTATATTATATCATGCAATAATAGCATCTAATGCTTATATGAAAGAAAATGGAGAAGAACCATTCTATGGTTATGATGCTGAAAGACTTAAAAGATCTAAACCAATCAGAAATCTATTAGAAAATACAGAATATAATGCTGACAGATTATGTAAAGCATTAGAAGAAGGCTTATTTAATTCACAATTACTTACAATAGCACCGACTGGTTCAATAGCTGGTATGCTAGACACATCATATGGAGCAGAGCCTTTCTTTAGTTTGAAATATACTCGTAAAACTAAAAGCCTAAATGGAGGAGAAGAAGTAACATACCTAATAGATAATACACAAGCAGAAGAATATAAAGAACTTCATGATTTGTCAGTAAGTGATGAATTACCAGGATTCTTTATAACAACTCATCAAATACCAGTAGAAGACAGAGTAAAAGTTCAAGCAACATGGCAAAAATATATAGACGCATCAATATCTTCTACAGTTAATCTTCCTAAGAGTGCTACAGTAGAAGATGTTAAACAAGCATATATATATGCATGGCAACAAGGATGTAAAGGATTAACTATATACAGAGCAGGTTGTAAACGTGATGCAATTCTAACTGAAGCTTTTAAAGAAGAAGAAATAGAAGTTCCAGTATCTGAAATGAAAAATGAATCTGGTTTACAATTTGGAGACACTTTATTGATAGATAATAATGTACGTGGCGTATATCGTGAATTAACTACTGGATGCGGACACTTGCATTGCAATTTCTATTTCGATCCAGACACAGGAGACTTAAGACAAGTATTCTTAGATAAAGGATCTAAAGGTGGTTGCTTATCTATGTTAAACGCTGTATCTAGACTATCTAGTTTATGTGCTAGAAAAGGAGCTCCAGCAGAAGAAATCGTAGATCAATTACTATCAGTAGTAGATTGTCCAGCTTATCAAGTTTCTAAACACGTTACACATGCAACATCTAAAGGTTCATCTTGTGCTTCAGCAGTAGCATATGCATTATTAGATGCGCATAAAGAATTCTGTGAAGAATATGGTATCAATGAATACGAAGATGAAGACATACCAGAACCAAAGAAAACAGTTAAACCCAAGATAACTAAAGAAAAAGTTAAAGAAAAAGCTGACTCTTTGGATGACTATTATACAACATGCCCTGCTTGTGGTAAGAAAACACTTCTAGCAATAGGAGGATGTGTAAGTTGTCAAAACCCAGAATGCTCATGGAGCAAATGTGGTTAAAATATATAAAGGAGGTTCATTAATATGAATGCAGATGGAATCATACAAGAATTAGGAGAGAAAATAAAACAGCTAACTATATCAGAAGCTATACTAAAAGGTCAATTAGTAGAATCTCAACAAGAGATAAACAGATTGAATAATATGATAGACGAAAAAGATATGGAAATAGCTGAATTACAAACTAGTAAATGTCAATGTGGCGATGGAGGATGCAGCTGTCACAGTGAAGAAGACGGAGGAGTAAGATAAATGACAATGAAAGAACCAATGAAATTAAGAATAAAATATTTTGAAGGTGCTACTAAATTAAAACAAAAAGCCATAGGTAAATGGATAGATGTTTATGCACGTAAAGATGTATTCGTTAAAGAAGGTGAAATGGCTAAAGTGCCATTAGGATTTGCCCTTGAATTACCTAAAGATTATGAAGGACATTTAGCTCCTAGAAGTTCTACATTTAAATCTTGGGGAGTTATACAAACTAACTCAGTAGGTGTTGTAGATGATACTTATATAGGAGACAATGATGAATGGTTAATGCCTGTTTATTGTCTTAAAGGTAAAGACGAAATACTAGAAGGTACAGGTAAATGTAAAGGTACTATGGTTCATCAAGGAGATAAAATAGGACAATTTAGAATAATGGAATCAATGCCTTTATTAATATTTGATGAAGTCGAAACTTTCGGAAATAAAGATAGAGGAGGTTTCGGTACAACAGGGGAGAGATAAAAAATGACTGTTAATAGAAATAGAAATGACTATAGCGAAATATCAGAATTTGCAGTTGGTTCTTTATTTGCTAATGATGAAGGTGATATAATCGTTGGAAATCATGAGCCCAGTTTAAATGTAGATTACAGTAGAACTCTTGCTCCTAATGATTTTAGTAGTGTAGCAATGGTAGATCCTGCAGCTCATAGAATATTAACATCATCTGGTACCGCTGGGCTTATGAATGAAGAACTAGAAGTACTACAGCTTAGAAAAGAACAAGCTGACTTTAAAGAAGAAATGATGGCAAGAATGGCTAATTTAGAAAATGAATGCTATAGATTATCACAAATAGTATATGAGTTACAAATGGAGAAAACAAGAAAGCAAAAACCTAGAACAGATGATGGAGTAAATGTAAATGACTTCTTATTATGATGAAAATAGCTTACTTTCAGCTGAATATATAACAGATTGCCTAAATGATATATTGCGAAATTATAGTATTATGCAAAGATTTCGCGTAGAAGATCTTGTAAACTGTACTATCCAAGTTGTTGAAGAACCTGATAGAATAAGTTATCATTCAGTAGTAACAGGAGATAGAGTCGAAACTATAGGTAGAACGAAATCTGCTTTATGTATCACTTACACACTACACTCAAATCTATATCCAGAAGGAAAAATATATCTAAATGAAGATATAGAATTCATGGAAGTAGATAATCAGATTGGACTTGTAACATTCCAATTTTCTCCAGAAGTAACAGAAAGAGTTTCAAGAGCTCTGAGTTATTATAATATTGACCAAAATATCAAAAGTAGATCTAGAAAAAAAGTTATACCTCAAATTAATATTAATTCATATATGTTATAATATATAATATAGCCACTCAGAAATGGGTGGCTATTATAATATAATTAGGAGGTAGAACATGTTATATACAACATATTTAAGTAATATAAAAAATTTGCCAGACAATGAAGATGTAGTAAAGATACTAATAACAAGATTTAGACCAACTACAACATTCAATCCAAAGAAATATAATCTTATATGGAGACCATCTTTAGCTCCTTCAGAATACATATTTGCAAGATATAAAGATGGCTTAATGAACTGGCAAGAGTTCAGAGAAGAATATATAGAACAAACATCAACAAGCTCTGAATTTGAAAAATCGTTTTACGAAATAAAAGAATACCTGGATGAGGGAAAGGATGTATTCTTAATATGCTACGAGAAAGATGACTTACAATGTCATAGGAGCATATTAAGAGAAATTTTTAATTGCAATGACATAAAATGTAGAGAATACAAATAAAATAATGAGGAGAATGATATGACAGAACATAAAACTACAGTGAAATGTGACATATATATGTGCAAATATAATTCTGCGTGCTGTTCACAGCCAAGAGATTCAATTAAAGAGGAAGGAACTTTTTGTACCCGTGAGAGTATTAAAATAGAATTAGATGAACTAAATAATATAATAGATTGTGTTCATTATGAAGAGGACTATAAGAAGTTAAGAAAATGTTTTGCGTGTCAGATTGCGGAAAACGGAGAAATTGACTTTGAAGATGATGAGATAAATGAGTTCGAAATCATAGAAGTCAATGATGATAATGACGATGGACTATGGTAAAAACTATGTAATAACTCATTTACATTTAGCTTATGGTAGTGTAGGTGATAGCATAATCTTACTAGACCAATTAGTCGATAAGCTAAAAGAATTAAATATGCAAACTGTATGCGTAACAAATCATGGTTCGCTAGCAGACATGTATGATTTTTATTATGCCTGTATAGATAATAATATAAAACCTATAATAGGTTGTGAAGTTTATCTTCAACCAGAAGAAGAGGAAGAAGAAAAGACTAATACACATTTAATATTATTAGCTAAGAATATGACAGGTGTTAAAAATCTATTAAAGATAACTTCAGATGCTAGTATAAATAACTTCTATAAAGTCCCTAGAACTACAATGGAATATTTAGAAAATCATAGTGAAGGTTTAATATGTACATCTGCATGCGTGGGAGGAATAATCCCACGCTTAATTTTACGTGAAGATATAGAAGGAGCAAAACGATATATAAATAAATTCAAATCTATATTCGGTGACAATTTCTATCTTGAAATACAGCCAGGAGAATTTCAAGAACAAATAGATGTTAACATTGAACTTATTTATTTGTCAGAAGAAATGAATGTACCATTGGTTGCAGCAAATGATGTTCACTATGTAAACAAGGAAGACTGGAAGACTCATGATTTTCATATAAGAATAAACAGAAAAATGAAAGCACCAAAAAATGAAAATGAGTCTGTGTATGTAGATAAGATCTATTATATGATGAGTTATGATGAGCTAGTCGGAAGTTTTGATAGCGAATTATATGATAGAGACGTTATATTAAAGGCAATAGAAAATACAAATGTAATTAATAGTAAATGCGAAACTGTAGAATTTAAAGCTGATAAATTAAATCTACCAAAATTCAAAGTGCCAGATAAATATAATAGTGAGAAAGAGTATTTGGAAGATTTATGCTTTAAAAGACTAGACGAAATTAAATATAAGATAACAAATCCTAGTGAGTATGTGAGTAGAATTTATACAGAATTAGACGTCATAGACAAGCTAGGATTTAATTCTTATTTCTTAATTATGCAAGATTTAGTTAACAATGCTCAATTAGACGGAATAAAAACAGGACCAGGACGTGGTTCAGTGTGTGGTAGTATAGTAGCTTATTTAATCGGAATAACGAAGATAGATTCTATTAAGTATAATTTATTATTTGATAGATTTCTATCTGTTTATAGAACAGGTTCAATTCCAGACGTGGATTTGGACTGTGAAAGTGGTGAAGGTAGAGATAAACTATTTAAATATACTATAGACACATACGGTATAGAAAAATGTGCGGCCGTATCTACTTTTGGTATACGTAAAGCACGTAGTGCAATTAGAGACGTAGGAAGATTGTACGGAATAGATTTAAAAGAAATAGACACAATAGCGAAACTAATTCCACAAGTTTATTATATCGAAGGAACTGAAGATAAGAAAACAGATTTATCTATTAAAGAATCATTAGAATATATACCAGAGCTTAAAGAATGGCAAAAGAAATATCCTGACTTATTCGACATGGCCATGAAGTTAGAGAATTTGCCTTCTCATATGTCTATACATGCAGCAGGTACTTTAATAGCAGATACAGATATAATAGATGTCGCTCCAATGATAAGACAAGTAGACAAAGAATTAAATGCAACTTCACTTGATTTACATGCGGCAGAAAGTCAAAAGTTAGTTAAATACGATTATTTAGGGTAGATTCTGCCCTCTCATATGTAGTGGGTTATATGCTGGAAAAGTACAGAAGTACGACCTGTTAAGTTTTTCGTACACCTACAGTATTTTGTAATTATTGTAGTCGTAACAATCGAAGAAATAGGGACAATCAGCAGGCACGATAAGATCCGCCTCAACGACTGGGAGAATATCTCCATCGTATACGAGTAATTATATACGACAACCCCACGTAAAAAGATACAGTCTGAACTTCGTACGAGAGTACGAGAGCTAGGCAGAAATGACCTAGCATTTTTATAATTTCTTTATAATAATGGATATCATTTTATAGGTAATTTACTTATGAGGTGATATAAAGTGAATAAACCTAAATATTCAAAAGAAGAAGTATATACTGAAATTTTAAGGATATATAAAATAGAAAATAATATGAATAAAAATATATTTAAAACGTATACAACGTTTGAAATATCTGATTATAATAATTTTTTTACTAAATATGGAGGAATTAAAAAAATATGTAAAGAACTCAATATTAAAAATAAACCATCTAAAAATACAAAAAAAGAATTATTAGATGCTGGAAAAGAAGTTTATGAAAAATATGGATATTTAACTTGTGAATTATTTGAAAAGAAAACAAAATATAGTAAAACAGGAGTTAAGGGATTATTTGGTTCTTTTACTAATTTTTTAAACGAATTAAATATACCATTAAATATTGCATCTAAAATCACTCCAGAAGAAGTGAAAGAAGATGTATATAACTTTTGTATAGAAAATCATACAACAAATAGTTCATTATATAGGAAGTACGGGAAATATAATCAATGCCATATAGATAAAAATTTTGGAGGATGGATAAATCTATTAAAAGAGCTAGAATTAACTCCTCAAAAAGTAAAACCTGGTATTGATTATATGCTATCTGAAGTAAAAAAAATATATATGAAGTATGATTTTATATCTTCGAAATTAATAAATGAAGAATGCGATTTTACATATCAAGCATTTTCAGCATATTATGATTCTATTGAAGATATATCTTTAGCGATATCAGATGGAGAAAGTAAATATATTTTTAATAATTCTTGGATGAGTGTAGACATTCAAAAAATACTAAATTATCTTTATAAATATATAGATAAAGATAAAATATCTATAGAAAAAACCTTTGATTGGCTAATAACAGAAGAAGGAACTCATATGCGTTTAGATATTTATATAGAAGATAAAAATTTATGTATAGAGTATAACGGTAAACAACATTATGAATATATTCCATTTTTTCATAAAGATAAAGAAGCATTTAGAAGATCACAAAAAAGAGATCAACTCAAAAAAGAATTGCTTAAACAACATAATATAAAATTAGTACAAATAAAGTACGATACAAAAATTACTGAAGAATTAATAAAAGAAATTATAAAAAATTAACAAATTTGTGAATACATTAAATATTATAAGTGAATGTGAAAAGCTAACAGGCGATATATTTGATATAGAATTTGACAATTATGATGACGAAGAAGTATGGAAATTAATTAGTTCTAGAAATACTACAGGACTATTCCAAATTGGATCCAACACTTATAAGTCTAGAATGTATAAATTAAAACCAAATAGCATAGAAGAGTTAGCAAACTGTTTAGCACTTGTCAGAGGACCATGTATTTCTTCTAAGTTAGATCAGAAATATATCAATGTCTTAAACGGTAAAGAAGATATTGAGCTAATACATCCTATGTATGATAGTGTAGTTAAAGACACTTGTGGTATTATGATTTATCAAGAACAATTAATGGCAGTATGTTCTAACATGGGATTGCCTCTTCATGAAGGTTATGACCTAATGAAAGCATCTGCTAAAAAGAAATTCGATAAGATAAAGACTTATGAAGAAAAGTTACACAGCTTAGTACGTGGTTCTATGGATGACGAAACATTTAATTATATCTTTAAATTGATATTAGATTCAGGAAAATACTCATTTAATAAGTCTCATGCCATAGCTTATGCTACAATATGTTATATAACAGCTTATTATAAGGTACATCATATTAAAGAGTTTATAGCAGCGACTCTTACATGTAATTATAATAACAAAAGTGGTAAGACAGAAGAAAAGAAACGTAAATTGTATGAATTATATTTAGACGCTGTATCTAATGGTGTAAAATTCTTACCTCTTGACTTAAAGAAATCTAAATGGAACTTTACAGTAGAAGGAGATAAAATAAGAATCGGTTTCTGTGCATTAGCAGGTTTCTCTAAAGCAGCGTTAGATGAAATTTATGATAAAATGCCAGAAGCATCTGATGAACCATTGGTTAAACAAATTCATGACAACGTTGAAAAAAGAATTTGTTCTAAGAAAGCTATGATACCATTGATATTATCAGGAGCAATAGGAGACCCCGTAGAGAATTATGAGTATTACTGTGAGTTACGTAAAGAAGAACCTCAATCTGATATAAAGATAAGCAAAGATTTAATACTGCAACCTTATGCACCTCAAGCAGAAGTAGAAGAAGTACTGTACAGAGTAGCTTATACAGAAAATAAATTCAATACTTTACCTAGAATAGATCTGGATGACATAAAAATAAATAATAACTATACAACAGAAGGATATATTCAAAAAGTATCGAAAAAGAAAGATAGCAGAGGAAACGAAATGGCATTCATAGATGTTTTAACTGGTGACGGTCTAGTAAGTTTAGTAGTATTTGCTAATGTCTATAAAACTTATAAGTCTAAACTTAAAAAAGACAACAAGATCAAATTCAAAGCAGTTAAGCAAAAACATACACATAAATTTATAAAGGCTACAGTTATGTAGCCTTTTACAACTATTTTTAAAGGAGGTAACTATGCAAGTAAATAATTATTATGTAAAACACTTACTTAAAGTAAAGCTCTTTTCTCTTAAATCATATGCTGATTCTTTAAAGAAAAATAAGTATGTAGATTTCACTAAATGCAAGTCTAGATTTGTTAACGATATCAAACTTATGATTAAGTATTTAAAAGATATAGAAATTTATACTTATAATTCAACATATAATATGAGAACGCAATTAGAAGGTTTATTAGAAACTATTAAAGCAATAGAAGATCTACTAGAAGTACTTGAAACTTGCAATGGTATATTAAGTACAAATGTAGATAATGAACTTAGTGGTAACGCAATACGATATGTTCTAGAAGAAACATATGAATCAGGTGAAAATAGAATTGGAACAGATTTAATAAGTACAATATGTGAGCCCATTAGAGCAGATGATCATATAAAGATATTTGATCCACAATGTGGAGATGGAACCAATGTTAGTAACTTTGCTAGATGCATAAGAAATTCAGTATCAGAAGTCTATGGGTTAGATGAAGAACAATATGGAATATATGATGCTAAAAAGAAAATAGACAAAACTATAATAGGTACATTACGAGGTTCTAAAATAAGTAATGAAGTATTTGATATATTGTTCTTAAAACCAAGACCACAAATTGAATTAGAACATAACTTTAATCAGACTATAAAAGAAGCTAATGAAAAAGCAATGCTTAAACAAACGTATAGATTCTTAAAGCCTGGAGGATTAATGGTTTATACTGTACCATTTTACAGAATGTATAATGATATGTGGTATTTCATAGCAAAGAACTTCGTAGAAGTAATGGTTATAGCACATAAAGATAAAACTGAAAAGCTAATAACTATATATGCTATTAAAAGAAGTAATCCTTATTATGCAGATGCTTTAGATAGAATGTTAAATATAGAATTCGATTCTTTAAGAAGATATTGCGACGGACAGTATACTGTTAATGCTAACCCTGAATTAGAAGTACAATTATTCAGAGGTTCTGTAATAGACGTTTATGAATTAACAGATATAATAGAAAATGATGGACTATATAATGACTTTCATAAATCTTTTAATGAAGATAAAACAAAGAAAGATACGAGTCCATTATTGCCATTTAACCTAGGACAAATAGGATTAATACTAACCAGTGGAGAGTTAGATGGTATCGTAGAAGAAATCCCAGGAGTTAATCATGTAATAAAAGGTATGACTGTTAAAACAGTAAGTTCAGAAGAAATAAGAGATAGTCAAACTAATACTGTAACATGTAAAAATACTATATCTAATATGGTTCAACTAAATGCTTTTACAGCAGATGGAGATTTCGTAAGTATTAATTAAAAGGAGGAATTATATGTATAATAAACTCAATGAGTACTCAAAAATAAATATAGATCACACACTTCATGCATGGACTGATAAAACAATCTATGACCAAGATAGTGGTGAATTTATATTTATATCTATGATAGGCTTTAGCACTACAACTAAAGATATAATAAAAGTACTTAACAAAAGTAAAAACAGAGTATATATATCTTTAAGAAGTGCTAAATGGGCATATTCTTCTAATGAAAAATATAAAACTATGTCTAAAAAGACATCTAACAGTGATTATGTCCATACTATACTATATCAAGACGACCAAATAACAATAAATCAATTAAGAGAAGATTATAAATTATTTATATATACGACTAAAGATGAAACAATAGAAGATAAATTATTTGAAAAGCTTAAAAAATATTCTTCAGTACCTTTATTAGATGAATGGAAAGGCTTTATCAAAAGAAGACTAATGTTAGAAGGAGCAGTATCAGAATTAACAGTATATGGTGTTAAAGATGATATGAATGCATATAAAGTAGTATTCGACAGACAATTATTAGTAGATATCATATCTAATGGATTAAGAACAGGAGAAATAAATATAGCAGGGAATAATAATCCTTCTGTATTACTACCTTCTATTCATGGATTAAATGATTATCTAGATATGTTTGGTGAATTTTTAGCTAAGAAGATACAAACTAGTTTTAAGCCTAAATTCACTCCAGGAACAGACAAATATGATCAATATGTAAATGACATAGATGATTTTATTCATGATAAAAATAAGATAGAACTATTCGAAGCTCAAAAGAGTATGATACAAGCAATCACTAATAACTGGAGAATCAATAAGTCTACTATCTTATCAGGTGAAATGGGAGCAGGTAAAACTCTTATAGCTTCAGCCGCAACTTATACTCATCATGAGAATAGAAACAAAGGATTAAACTGCTTAATAATGTGTCCATCGCATCTACAAAAGAACTGGGAGAAAGAGCTTACAAGATTTGTTCCTAATGCTAAAATCTTTACTGTTCATAACTTAGATGAATTATTAGATATAGAAGGCAGATTAAGAAATAGAAACAGAGCTGAAAATATATATGTAATAATGTCTAAGGAAGTAGCAAAACTATCTTATGATGAAAGACCATGTGCTGTATGGTCTCAACGTAAACAAGCATATGTGTGTCCAGAATGTGGAGAGGTGTTAATGAAAGAAGAAACACAGACAGTAGGTAGAAGAAGAATAAAAGTAACTGTACCGTTAACTCATACAGACTTTGCAAGTAAAGGTATCGTTAATGATAGATGCTATTCTAAAAAGAAAGTCTTTAACGAAAAGACAGGTAAAGCAGAAGAAGTAGAATGTGGTTGTAAGTTATGGGTGCCAGTTACTAATAACGCTAATCACAACTGGATAAAACTAGGCAAACATGGTTGGATAATGATAGATAAGATAGAACAAGTAACAGAAGAATTAGCTATGAGAGATGATCTTAACAAGAAAGAAACAGCTTATTTAGATAAACTACAAGAATATTATGAATTACTAACCACAGGAGAAACAGTACGCCCTACAATCAAAAAGAACTATAAATATCCTGTAGCGAAATATATAAAGAAAAGAATGCCATATGTATTTGACTATTTTATAGCTGATGAATTACATCAATTAGCATCTGAATCGCATCAAGGTCAAGCACTTCATTATTTAACTCAATCAGTCAAACATATGATAGGTTTAACAGGTACAATACTAAATGGATATGCTAACAGTATATACTATATTCTTTATAGATTATGTCCAAGTCTAATGAAAAACGAAGGTTTTGATTATGAAGACGAAATGGAATTTGCAAGACTATACGGAGTATATTCTCGTGAAACAAGATACCAAGTACGTAATAGTAGAGACCGTGTTTCACGTGGAACAAAAGAAAAATTGTTACCTGGTATATCTACATTAGTATTTACTAAATTCTTATTAAATAATACAGCATTTATATCTCTAGACGATATGACAGAAGGATTACCAAGTTATACAGAAATACCACTAGGAGTAACAATGAACTCAGAAGTTCGTGAAGGCTATAGATTATATGAGCAAACAATAGCCAATAATGCATTCCAACAAGGTAGTTTAAAAGTAATGGGACAAATGATAAGAGGAATGACTAATTATCCTGATGCTCCACACTGTGCAACTGAAATACGTAATCCAGATACAGATGATTTAATAATGGTTCCACGAGTATTGCCTAAACAAACCCGTGAAAAAGAAGAAAAACTTATGGAAATAATAAGAGATAGAGTACGTAGTGGAGAAAGAGTATTAGTATATTACAATGCAATAAATCAAACAGATATAGGTAAAAGTCTTGTTAAGTTAATAGCATCAGAAGGTTATTATGCATCAGAGTTAACAGCTAAGACTAAAGCCGAAGATCGTGAAGATTATATTAATAAGCTTGTTAATCGTGGAGTAAACGTATTAATATGTAATCCAACACTAGTAGAAACAGGGTTAAATTTACTTGACTTTACAACTATAGTATTCTATCAAATGGGATATAATCTATCTACTATGAGACAAGCATCAAGAAGAAGTTGGAGACTATCTCAAAAGCATGCTATAACAGTTTACTTTATGTATTATGAAGATAGCGTACAAGAACAAGCATTATCTTTAATGGCTAATAAACTAGCGGCCGCTCAATCTATGGAAGGTAAATTCTCTGAAGAAGGACTTAGAGCTATGAGCAATAATCAATCTATACTTACTCAGATAGCTAATAACGTATGTAATGGTATGAAGAATACCGTTGATAGTACATTATTTAAATCTTCTAATTTTGTTAAGAAAGCTGCTAATAATAAACGACATCATGCTAAGACTAAAGAAGATATAGAATATCTATTAGATGATAGAGGACGTCGTGTAGTACTTAAACCTAGAGCTGTAAAACCTAGAATAATACATGACATAAACTATAATGCATTGAATAATCCATTGCAATTATTTATATAGCAAATAAAAAGTACGCCTTTTTTGTATAGTAATAGTATAGATACTGATATCAATACAAAGGAGGCGTATTTATAATGGCTTTAATATTAAAAAGAGTAACCAATCCATACGAATGCGTCAGATGTTCTATAACTAGAAAATGTATAAGTTATGGCGAAGAATATTATGAAGACGACGAAGATGGAACAATAATAGACTTTAATTATTATTATGATATGATGTTTCAAAAGAAAGTTGAGGATGCTATGCCACAATTAGAAGCATCTATGGATAGATTCGCTTATCAACAAATGATGTTAGAAAAGCAAAGACAATTCCTAGATAAAACTAAGTTCGATAGAAAGATGGCAACAATGGACAAAAGTTCTACAGATAATACACCATTTAAACCTAGTGGCACTCCACCAACTAAAGGAGGAGGTAACTAATGGCAGTTAAATGTATCAAACAATTAGCTACAGATTCTAGACCTACACAATCTCAGAAGTATATAGTTATACATAATGCTGGTGGTGGTATAGCTAAGACAGTACGTGATTATTTTGAACAATGTCTTGGACCTAATCCAGAAGCAGGTAGAGCTGGAGTCTGCGCCCATTACTCAGTTGACCAAGATACAATATATCAAATATTAGAAGATAACTGGAATGGTCAACATACTAAAGGTAATGGACACTACGCACCTTGGGGTGAAGGATTACCAAAAGGTACATGCACAAATGCTAATGCAATCGGTATAGAAATAGCAGATGGTTCAAGTGTAGATTTCGATAAAGCTACTGATAATGCAATAGAGTTAACAAGATATTTAATGAAAACATATAATATCCCAATAGAAAACGTAGTACGTCATGGTGATACACAAGATAAACCATGTCCACAAACTACCATGCAAAAGAATCTATGGGGCTATATGAAAGAAACTATTAAAAGTAGAAATGATGCTAATACGCCAATAGCAATCGATACTTCTGCATTTACTACTGCAGGTTCTATGGTAGATACTGGAACAAGTAGTGGAAGTAGTACAGGAGGCTCAGCAAGTATTAGTCTTGTTTTCGCTAATGATGGTTACACTACTGCCCAAGAATCATTGCCAAATGCAAACACTTCAGATAACTGGGTAGATATGCATAAGATAAAAGGATTGACATTACATATGTATCCACCTTATCATAATTGTAGTGTAGATGCTATGAAAGAATATTTTAAATATTATAATTGGGACAGAGCATTCCATTATAAAGTAGATTACGATACTGAAATAGATTATTCTAAAAAGGTACCAACTACATCTGGGCCATTTACAGGAGGTAATACTGTAGGTACTTCTGTATCAGATGTAACATTAGTTCCTGGCGAAGGTGTTTATTCAGGTACAGTTATAGGTGCTGGTGGAGGTACAAGTACTGGTACTAGCACTCCTGCAGGAACAATAGATGGTAATGACGTACCTGCTAAAATATATAATTATTGTTCTTCTAAAGGAGCAACTAAAGCAGTATGTTGTGCTATCATAGGTAACTGTGAAGGTGAAAGTGGTTTTGACCCTACACAAATAACACCACCACACTCAGCAGCAGGTCTATTCCAATGGCTAAAAGGTTCAGAAAGATTTGCAAGCTTAGAGAAAAAAGCTAAAGCAGCAGGTAAAGAATGGACAGATCCTGATGTGCAAATTCAACACATGTGGGATGAGCTTGCAGGAGAAGAAACTGTCTGTGCTAGCTTATTAAAGAAACAAGTTGGAGGATTTGACGCATATATTAAAATGGAAGATCCTTATCAAGCAGCCGTAGTATTCGGTAAATGTTTCGAACGTGGAGGCTACTATGAAAGAAGAGGACAATTAGGTAAGAAATGGTTCGATAAAATAGATTCTTATATGACTAGTAGTTCTGGTAGTAGTGACAGTTCAAAAGACGATTCGTCAAAAGATAAAGATTCAACAACTAGCAAGAATTCAGCTAAAAAAGCAATGAAAGTCGCTACTTATGCAGATGATGTTGAAGAATCTGATACAGTATATGGTTGGCCAATACCAGGTATAGCCAGAGTATCTTCTGCATATGGATACAGAGAATGCGAATATCACGATAGATTTGAAATGCATGGAGGTATAGATATACCAGCAGATCAAGGTGAAAATGTACATGCTTATGCTGAAGGTGTAGTGGTAGAATCTAGAAAAGATATATCATTTGGCTATGTAGTTAAATTAAAACATGCTGATGGATGTTATACGTATTATGCACATATGTTAAATCTAGAAGTATCTATAGGTCAAACTGTAGCTTCAGGAGATGTTGTAGGTAAAGTAGGACATACAGGAGAAACAGATAAGAATCATCTGCATTTTGAATTATATATAGATGATATGAGAGTTAATCCTTTAATATATGTTAAACCTGGCGGAGGTTCTAGAAAGATACCAAAACCTTTACAACAAATAGCTGTATATACTGTAGGAGCTACAGAAGATAATGTAACTAAAGACAATGTAAATAGAAGTAAAATATGTTTTGCATGTGCAGATAACAATCAACATACATATATAGATAGAGCATTATTTAATAATCAAAACCCTAAATATACTGTATCTATAGGTGCGTTCTTTGAAACTGATACACATGCAGTAGAAAAAGATAAGAAATACGATTGGGAAGATGTAGAAAAGAAAATAATCAGACAATGCGCCCAAGCATTATACTTCGAAGGATTTACTGCTGATAACTTGTGGCGTGAAT